CCCCCTGCGATGATGGTTACCCGGTCATTCTCGCCAACATCAAACAAGCCCCCGGCAGTAATTACCCGCTGCGAATGGTCCCGCTGGCAAAAGCCAAACGGTGCGCCCAATTCGTCGCAGATACCGTTTAAGCGTTCGCGGGTTGTGACAGTGCCCCAGCCTGCGAGGGTCACCCATACGCTGCCGTCATCTTCCCGCTGCGCAATGCGGTTACCATGTAGCCAAACGGTGCGCCCGTCGGTTTCAGTGCGGGCAGCTTTTGCAGCTTCACCCCGTGCGAATGCTTGCGCGATTTTTTTGGTTTCTTTTCTCATTGTTTTAATTCTCCGTAGTTAACACGCGGCCACCGCGGCCCCGATGTATAGGATTATAAGCGATAGATCGCATAGATGTAAACAGGCAAAAAAAAGCCCGCACAATGGCGGGCCTTTAAGAGTTACCGGGGACGGGTTTTAACTGTGGGTATAGCCGTCCGATTCAATCCCCAGCCACATACCGGACCACTGGACCATCACACAATCCCAACCGGGTTGGACAGTTGCCCGAAATTGGCGGTAAGTCATCCCCTGCGTGTTTTGCTGCCATTTGCGGGCCAATGCGACCCGTTGCGCTTTATTCAAATAAACCATATTAAAACCCCTGATCGACTAATTGCTGCGCGATTTTCTGCGCCTTTACATAATGGGCGTCGCGTTCATCCTCGCGGCCACTCATCGCCATAATTCCCATAAATTGCAGGTGAAACAAAAGCTGCTGCGCAGGGGTGTTGGTGTTTTCTTTTTTCGCTTCCATTAGTCGAACCTCGCAATTTTAGTTTGACGGGTTGCACGGTCTCGAATCGCTGCGATCCCGTACTCATAAACAAAACATTCAAAGCCGTCGAAGATGTAACGCGCCAGCGGTGCCAGCGGTTCGTCGTCGTCGTGTTCGCTTTGGTATGTCCCATTGTGATCGTCAACGGTGCCCGCGTAGGGATACGATCCAAACCCGCCGAACTGGTAAACGCTGTCCATCCCGGCGGCGATATTGTCCAGCGTCAAAGGTGAGGCCATCAAACAGGCCTGACAAAAGAAGTCCGGTATAAGGCCGCAAGCTTCCATTAATTGCGCTGGCGTTGCCCCGCCAAAATCAACGTCACCCGCTGGATTAAACACGCGATCCAAAACCACGTCGGACGGTCTTAATTTCATTTCGATTACATTACTCATATTTTTATCTCCGTAGCACCGGCGGCTTAATTGCTGCCGATGTATGGGATTATATGGGATAACTTTATCAAAAGTAAACCCCATAAAAAAACCCCGCACAATGGCGGGGTCTTAAAGGGTGCAGCGGTTGGGTTTAAGCTGCGACTTTGTTTAACAGAATACCGGCTTTTTTCTCCACTTCAATGCGGGCGTCTTGGTGGGGAATGTCTCGCGCTATTGCGGTGATGGCTTGCGCGGCATCCCATACGGTTTCGACTGGGCGGCCCTCTTCTTTCAGATGGCGAGCGTTGGCAGCCTTTGCCATGCGTCCCGATAATCCTGCGCGTTTGCTTAAAAACTCCAAACGGCTTTCATCATCGTGCGCAATCTTGGCAGCCTTCGCAGCTTGTACACCTTCCACAAATGTCGCGGTTGATCCATGCGCGAAGCTTTCCAACGCTGGGCGGGCTTCCATCGCAAAGCGATCAGGTGCGAACTTAGTGTGCCTAATCTTAATCTCTTGGAAGTTTTCAACGCCCCAAAGGTTTCGATTCATACAAACCCCGCGCAGATACATCGCGGCAATACCTGCCGTCTTGCTGCCGGTTTCACTGTTCCAAGCATAAAACCCGCGAAACATTAAATCGGGCTCACCGTTCGGAAGCTTGCCAACTTCGATGGGGTTGCGGTCATCCACCAAAAAGACAAACACGTCGCGGTCACTAGCGAACAATGTAGTCGTGTCCATAGATACCGGAATGTCAGGATCGTAAACGGCTAAACCGTCGCGGCTGCCCGTCATCATGCCGGGCACTTTCCAACGTCCGCCGGATGCGTCTACCAATTGCTTAATTGGTTCAAGTATTTCCCAGTCATAGATGCGGCCATAATCCGGCCCAGTGGCTGCACGTAGATCGCCACCATCGTTTTGACTGCCGAACACCTTCACCAATTCGCGGCCCCTGTTGTAACGCAAACCCCATTGAATGCAATCCGCTGCCAACGGTGCGGGCAAGTCTTTCAGATAACCAGCAGGTGCGCCGGATAACTGGGACAGTTGCCCAAAAGACCAATTGGTCGGGACGTTAGTGTGATCGCGGTTATTGTCATCCGCGTATTCGATGCGTAAGTCTCCGCGGCTTGGATTAGCTTCGTCAAACTCACCAATGATTTGAATCTTGTGAGTGTCAACCGTGCGGCTAGTCATTCGCTGCGCGTCGTTCTTTTTAAATGCCAGCATATTATCGAGCGACAAAAACTTTTGATCGTCGGGGCGGCTAAACCACTGCGACGATACTGCTGAGTTGCCGATGCCATGCGCGAAAGCGTTAGTTTGATAAGTCATATTATGTTCTCCGTAAAAACAAAAAGGGGGCGGAATTGCTCCCTACCCCCATAATATCGCATAAAGTTATATATAGCGCAAGCTAATATTTTAAAAAGTTATCTGCGCCTTTTAACACGCTGCCGGGACTTAACCGGCTTACGGTTGGGTTGGCGGTTGCGCCTATCCAATTCTTCAAGCGTTTCGCTGCCATAAATCAAACGGCTAATGAATCTTAAAATAAACATCCTTACCCCCAGTCTTTTTGTATGCCGTCTTCTTCGGCGGCATTAAACCCGCGAGTGTAAGCGGCTATTTCTTCCGGGCTCATATCAGCCAATTCTATTCTGTCGCTGCTATGTGTAGCACCTTTGTAGTAATGCGGGTCAAAGGCTCTACCATAATAATAATCAGCACCCCCACGATCATAGGGACCACCATGACGTTGGTCATAATGGCTTGCGTCGAAACGGTCTTTTTCAATTGATTGCATTGTCATCCTCCATAGTTTTGTTGACTATGGGATTGTATGCGATGTTGTGGGACAGATCAAGGCGAAAACTTCTGCCCAGTCTATTTTGCCCGATATGTGGTGGTAGGGCTCTACTTTCAAACCCTCCATTTTTAAATCTACAGCGTCGGCACCCTTAAACAAAAACATTTGTTCGGGCTGGTTTTTAGTCTTATGTTTTTTAACCATGACCCAGACGCTGCCGTGACCATGATTTGTTAGCCAAGCGACTTGATGGGGTCGAAGGTCTACCGCATTGCCTGCGGTTGCTTTCAATTCTACAAAGTGAAACTGCCCAAACTCATCTAACAAAACAACGTCCGGCACTCCGGGCATTGCCCACGTTTCTAACCGGGTCGCTTTAATGTTGCGTTTGGTTTTCTCCATCCCCGTTTTCATCTGCCTCCAGAAGTCGGCCTCGCGCTTTGTCGCGGTTTTGGGGATTGCTCTCTCCTTCGGGAGTAACGTCGATAGTAATCGGGGCATAGCTTTGTTTTATCTCCTTGAGTGCTTTCAAGACTTCATCCTTACTCATGCTGTCGATGCTGCCTGTTCTTATTTCACTCTTACTTACATAGATGTCGCCTTGCGCTTGCCCGCGTCTATATTCGGCTTGGACGGCTGCACTGTATGCGCCGTTGGTTAAGGCCATATCACGAATGGTTTGAAGGTCTCGCAAATGGCGTTGGTAGTTGACCCCAAACTTTTCATCCAGTTCGGCACGATATGCTTGGATCGCGTGAACAACATGGGGGCTAATATTTGCATTGGTTAGCTCATACGCTCTGGTGTGGGCGGAGCTAACAGGATAACCGGCATTAATCGCCGCTTCTCTCATAGTGATCTGCCCATCTTTAGAAACCAGTTCTTTAACAAACAGTTCCTGCTTACGGGTCAAAGGTTGTGCTTTTGTTGCGCGGGGCCTACCTGCCTTCTTTTTTACAGCAGGTGGTGCAGACTTTGGTGCGGGCATTTTAATTCTCCAGTTATTAACCGATAGTTTGCCATAACTTAGCCCGCTTTAGTATATATAGACAAGAAAATAAAAATAAATGAAAAAACTTTTTGAGCCCTTATACGCAATTCTGCTCTTTTGGTTACATAAACTTTAGTACGGTTACTTTTTTGTTTCTTACTTATGTAACTGTATATCTCTATATATAACAAGGGTTTAACTGCTCTGGTTACACGGTTACACCGGTTACACCTATTTTCACTAAAAAATATTATTTCTTATTTATATCTCTATATATACAGAAACCCCGTTAACTATGTACCGTGAGCCGTGAATGTTGGATAATCCCAGACGGCCCGGCCTCTGGCACTCCTAAAGCCGGTTTGCGTTTTCGCATTCTGGAACCAAAGACTGGGGGTCGGGCCACCGGTTACTTGAACAGCCAGACGGCTAGACCTGCAAGCAATCCACCTATTACAGCCATGATCGAATACTTATGTTCTTCGGTCCATGGTGTTTTGACGGGTGAAGCGTATTCATACCAGTGTGTATCGGTATCTTCTATTGGGGGATTTGCTGTGGCCTCTGCTGCGTTGTGCGCTTTAACGTGGTCTAGGACCTCGCCTTTCTTCCAGCGATTAACGAGCTTTGGTCCGCGGGTCGCGGTTGTCGGTACTTTAGTAGGTGCTGGGAACTCACCCAGTTTGACCTTTCGGTACACGGTTGGTTTAGATACGCCTGCTACCTCGCAGACTTCATCTATGGTTAGTAGTGCTTTCATGGTTTTCCTCTCTTAATTTTTTGCGTCGTTGAAACTCTCGTTCTTTGTCTTGAACAATCAAGTACGCACCCCGGAACATAAACCCCAAAAATGCTCCGAAGAGCATAAATGAGAGGGCTTCTAGGGTTAGCCCTGTAAAATCCGTTGCCACGCTTTTTCGATCTCTAGTGATCTTTGCAAACGTTCTTTGGGTTTTAATCTTTCATCGCATTCGGCTTTATCTAGCGACTCGTTCACCACCTTATTGATGGTTGATACGGCCCAAGACCATTCGATGTCGCTTACTCGCTTTTCGGCTTCCACGTGTCTACCTCCACATACCAGTTACCCGGTTTATTTTTACTGTCTAAAACTTGCGCGTTTACCCACTCATCGGTTTGAGCCGTGAGCCATGAAAGGAGTTCTGCGCGGTTTATGCTGATGTTTGCTTTCACAAAATCGGGTGCATTGTCGCGTGGCTTTTGTATTCTTAGCCCGTTTACAAAAATTTTATCTGCCATTTACTACTCCTAAAAAAGAATGACCCCAGCCGGGGGCAACCGTACTGGGGTCAGGGTCAACTACGGAGAACATGATTCACATGCTCAGACACAGTATAGGTCCAATGTATGGGATAAGCAACACTTAATCGCATATCCTTGGCATCCTATTTTTGCAGTCTTCCAACGCTTCTGTGGCTGATTGTCTAAACTCACCGCGATAAACCTCTTTACCGTGTTCATCCTTGATGATGGGTAGATAGCCAAAACCTTGATTGTCCCGCGTTACGGGTAAGAAACCTTCACCACCAACTACTCTGACGATGAGGTCGTAATTCATCGTTGTTGGTCGTCTTGTTCGACGGCGGCGCTTTGTTTAGCAGCTTCTTTGTACCACTCAAAGACTAGCCGTAGCTGTCCGCCGATGGTTCGGCCTTCTGCTTTCGACAGTTCTTTTATCTCTTCATACACCTCGCGTGGTACGAGAATGCTTTTCCAACGTGTTGTATCCATTAAAACTCTCCGATGCCCCCGGAATATATATGTAAGATAATATAGGAACATATACAAGAAAGCAATAAAAAAACCCCCGATCCGAAAACCGAGGGCCGTGTTTAACTAGGCAGTCGCCAGTACCCGTACACACATCGGGTTCCCTTTCGAGAGCAGTCGTAGGTGTCGTTAATGACTCCATCAATTACTGTCACTTGATGTTTGGATACGTTACATACCAAACGTCCGGAAGGTAACTCATCGGCTTTGAGGTGAACTTTACACCCGCTTCCAATGTGCATGGTGGGGGTCCAGACGAATCCCAACTCAAGCATGTAATCCTTGAACCATTTCCGCGTGGTGTTAATGCCGTTGCGGGCGGATCGGATTCGCGTGCCCTTGCTTCGCTTTGACTTGCGCTGCGAGGCGTTTCCCTCTGCCAGTCGGTCATAGACTTCTTGATAGGGGAGCCGTGCTGCGATGGCTATGGCTCGACAAACACAGTCGCCTGCTTTGCCTTTGTAACCGGCGGCTTCTCGGCCTCCGTCGTTGTAAACGAACATAGGGGTAGTTGTGGTTTCACTCATGGTGAACCTCCGTAGTTGATTAAAATGTTAAAGAACTTGGGGGAAATTGCCCTCCCCCATCAACCGGGTCTTCCGATTGATATACGCACTTTAACATATTATCGCATACGTGTCAAGCTAACTTTTTAAAAAGTTATTTGGCTTCACCCCACGATGGTCCGATTTCTACGTCACATTTGGAGGGCACTTCAAGTGGGACCGCATCCACCATAACTTTGGCCACAGCGTTTGCTTCATCGACATTTTTAACGGACATGGCAATCTCATCGTGTATCTGGAGCATGGGCAGAATGCCTTGCTTGTATAGATCGACCATCGCTTTTTTCGTCATATCCGCAGCAGATGCTTGGATTAAACGATTGAGCGCCTTGTAGGTGTAAGCCCGCTTTAGTCGGGTCGTGGGCCCATATTCGTCAACCGCTTCCCGGTAAGGCATAGCTTTGTTCATGGCAAACGTATCGGGTTCCCATAAATCGAACCGGCACTTACGTCCCAGCAGCGAGGTCAGTGATCCGCCCGACGATTTCTCGTTCAGTCGATTCATGACGCCAGTCATCAAACCTTTAACGAAGGGCACTCTAGTGTGGTATTGCTTCGTCAGCTTTTTAGCTTCCTCCACCGACACGTCCAGTTGTTCGGACAATTTGTTTACACCCATCCCATACATCATGCCGAGGTTAATAGTCTTGGCCTGCTTCCGTGGAATGTTAGCCATCTCCGCGACCATTGTATGAAAGTCCGTGGCTGGATCGTTGTTGTATGCTTTTACAAAATCGGCTGCACCTTCTAGCGGAACGCCTCGCGTTTTACCGTATACATGCGCATAATGTACCAAGATGCGCGGTTCTTGTTGCGAGAAGTCAATAGCCGCCCACTGCTCACCTTCTTCTGGAAGAAATAACGAACGAATCATTGGCCCCAATTCTGGATCGCGGGCCGGGATTTGCTGCAAATTAGGATTGGACATGGAGATGCGGCCTGATACGGTTCCTCCATCGTCAGAACGGATTTGATTTATATGGGAGTGTATTCGACCATCAGCGTGGCAGTGTTTCATGATTGTATTGATGAAGGTGCCGGATGTCTTATTAAGGTTCCTAGCTTGGGTCACGAGTTGCGCGAGTGGATGCTCATGCTCTTGGAGGAAGAGTTTAGTGAAACTAGGTGCGCCCTTCTCAGTACGTGGGTAGTGGACTCCGACTTTATCGAACGCTTTAGCGAGAGATTGAGCAGCCCAGATTTCAACATTACTGCCGCTGATGCGCTTGATCTCCTTGAGGACATCCCGTTCCCGCTTGAGCAGGCTATCCCGCGTTCGCTCGACCTTCTCCGTATCAACCCTTACTCCTCGCATCGTCATGTCAACAAGACATGGGAGGAGGTCAAGTTCGAGATTAGCGATAGACCACAAGCTTTCTTTGCCAAGTTGAACGGAGAAGTAATTCCAGAGTTCGAGGGTCAGTTCAGCGTCACCCTCCGCATACGGTCCAACGTACATGGCGGGCATCTTCCACATTTCTGCTTTCGGATCGACTCCGAATTGCCGCGCCGCCTCCACTAAACCTTTTTCTGATTTAACTTTACCTAAGTGATCGTAGGCCAAAGCGTTGAGGCTGTAGCTAAATCTGTTTTCATCCAGTAATGACGCTATGACCATCGTGTCGATGATCCGGCCATTCACCTGAAAGCCCATCTTCTTAATCCAGCCCAAGTCATACTGTGCGTTGTGCATGATCTTATCGGCAGGACATTCAAAGACTTTCTTCAGCCATTTGTTAACTTGCTTTTCATCTAAGTTACCGCCGCCGAAATGACGGATAGGTATGTAACCGGACCAATCATCAACTGCAATGGCGTAACCCACCACCTCACCATCACCTGTAGGCCAACCGGGGCCGTGCTTCTTTAGGTTTGGATCGCGTGTTTCCACGTCGATAGCTATCTTTTTTGCAGACGTTAAGTCTGGTAGTTCGATGGGTGGTATCCACTCACTTTTTGGAGCGAACATTGCCATTTGTAATTTTGCCATTAGGTGTTTCCTTATGTGTGAACTCTGCCCCAAGGGCCGTGTATCCTGCTTTATCTAACCACGAATCAGTGTGGTCAATCGTTTCTATTAGGCGACTGGTCTTTACCCAGTCCATCATCAAAGCCACGTGGGCCGCGGTCAGATAACCGTGCGAAACCATCGCGCCTTTTATTATTTCGTTCCAACCAACGGCAATCCTGTTGTGGTTGTGATAAGCATCGCCATAATCCTTTGCGCGTTGCCCATTAATAAGCTTTTCCGCTTCACGCAGAACGTCTTCTCGTTTCATTTTTAATGTACCGTTTGATTGAGGGGACCGAACACGCACCATTCGTTAAGTTCTTTGTCCCAAGTGAGAGTGAGACCGGGCATGTCTTCATCCTTAATATTAGGATTATCCCAGTCACGAAGTGTTGGGTCTTGAATAGCCCCGTACTCCTCTTTGATGGCATCAAGCATTGCTTGATATTTGGTTAGTGTTATTTTTTTCATAGGTCATAGCTCCGTGAAACATCTTCAGCATCTACTATATATAAGTTCTGCTTTGCTCGGGTTACGCCCACGTAAAAAACGCGATGTGTATCATCCGGGTTCTGTTGAAATTGTGTATCGGCTGCTGGACTAAGGTCCGTGAACAGCACAACGTTGTCCGCTTCACCACCTTTTGATCCGTGGATCGTGGACGCTGTAATACGGGGAATGCCGTTAAACTTCTCGCCTCTTCGCAGCAGTGCCGTGACATACGCCCGGTCAGTATCAGGCAGTTTGTCCATAGCTTCGGACCAGATCATATGCTTTTCAGCAAGCAGGCCATGGTTAGCGACTAATGTTTCAAACGTTACGAGGTCTTCATCGGCTACACCCGGCAGCTTTTTAAATCCACGTGTTACCCGCTCGCCTATCGACATGTAGCTAAACACGACACGTGCGACCTTGCCGGATATTTCTTTTCCGCGACGCATTTGTTCCCAACCGTTAACAGCTTCACTTACCTTTTCACTGATAGACCGTCTTCCGCGGTAGTTGAACAGGTAGCCGTTTGACTTCAGGTCGTGAGCAACGGGCGTTAATTGGTATCCAGCCTGCGATAAAATTAGCCAATCCCCTTGCGCCATGTCCAAAGAGTTTATAGTAGTAATTCGCGTCACATTGCCGGG